CATTACGCATTTTGAACGGAGAAGTATAGCTTGTTTCACCATAAGTCTTGTTCAATGTTCTTTCTTGTGGAGAGTATTCTTTACTCGCTTTAGATCCTGCAACTAATAATGAAGGAGCTACAAAAGAATCAGCATCTGCTGCCATAAGCACACAAGGGTAAATAAAAGATCCACCGCTCATGTAAGGCTCACGCATAACACGTACAGCTGTTTCACCGTCATCTAATACTAATTTATCTGTTACTGCAAAATACTTTTCTGCAAATCCTATTAACATTTCTGCTCCGTACTGTCCAGGAGTTCCTGATAATGAAGTTGTCATAGTAACAGCTTTTTCGTCGTCACCTTTTAAGTACCATTCGTAATCATTATCATCTGGAAGTTCTTGATCTCCTCCACCGATTGATAAAAAATAATCTAAACCAGCGTACTGATTTAGGCCAAAAACTCTACTAATGATGTTAGACACTAGTGTAGGTTCTTGTGCAAATACGCTTCCCAAGTGGTTCTCAGTTGTAAGACCAGACCAGCTTTTAGGAGCATACATTTGTAATGAACTAATTGTGTTTGCCATTTTAATTAAATTAAATTATTACTTGTTGTTGTTTATAAATAAATAGCTCCCTATCGTAGAGATTTTCTCATAGTGTTAAAATCAACATTATTTGAAGTACCTCTACTCGGTCTGGAACCAGTTTTTTTCGTACTCTTAATCACGTCTGCCAACTTCCGTGTTGATTTAGTTGTTGACTGACGTTCAAACGCTGAAAAATCCCACTTTAGGACTGTCGCTAAATATGCTATTTTTAAGTCAAACTCAGGATCTTTTTCTCTCATTCTCATGATTTCATTTTTTCCATTTCTATCTAACTTAGTTATACCGTTGTACAATAAATCTTTATCTTTTGGATTTAAATTGAACCCTGGTAATATTTCTTCTTTTTTAGTTATATGAGTTTTTAAGTCAGATAACCAAGTTTTATGGGCTTCTACTCGTTGCTGTTTTTCTTGCTTCTGTTGCTCAATCATTTGATTCTTTTGTTGTTTTTGTACATCTTGCAATGTACTTAAAGCTTCTTCTGCTTCATCTAACAACACTCCAGCATCTTCATATCGTGAAACTTTTTTATCAATTTGTGTTTGAGAAAAACCATTAATAGATAATAAATCTCTTACAAGTCTTTTTTGCATAGACTCGCTATCTACTAATTTATCTTTATCTATAGAGTCGTACGTTTGCTGCTTAGAATCTGATTGAAGTAAATCATATATGTTTACTCCTGCTTCATGATTCTCCAAAAGATATTTAATCTCTTCTGGCATCGTCTCTTTATATTCATTTACTTTAGAATTGATAGTATCTTGTACTTTAGATAATAACCAATCTTCTGAGTCTTCAAACTCTTCGTCTTTAAAATCAATTAAGCCTGTATCTCTTTGAATTTCTGCAAAAACTTTAAGTACAGATTCTTCATTTTCTTCTGAAGGCTCTTCTGAGGCTTCTTCTGAAGCTTCTTCTTCTTTGCTAGATTCAGTGCTTTCAGGTACTTCATCCGTTTCCTTTTGCTCAGTACTTGTTGCTTCCAGCTCATCAGTTTTTACTTCTTCTTCTTTTATTTCTGGCAGCTCATCAACTTCTTGAATTTTTAATCCTGCTTCTGGATTAAAAATACTAGGCTCATCTTCTGTTTTAGTTTCCTCACCTGCAGCACCTGTCTGCGTCTCCTCTGCTTTTGGACTAGTTGTTAGATTATCTAACACACTTAGATCCAATCCATCTAAAATATTGTCTTCTATTGCCATAGGTTATTTTAATTAAGTGACAAATTTAAAAATTTAATTGTTTTATACAATGCCTTGTCACACTAGCATTCTTAAAATTAATCTCTATTTATAGCTAAAATATAATTTTAAAGATTATATTTTTATTGCATGAATTTTTGATCTTGCTTTTTTTGTTCTTCTTGTTCAACTTTTTGTCTATTTACTTTTATATTCTCATATAAAGTAGGCGCACCTTGTTCAGGATTAAACATAAAGTCTAAAGCATCTTTTACTTTATCTTCTAAAAAGCTATTTACTATCTCGCTTGGTGTCGGCATCTTTAGTTTTTATGTTTAGTTCTTGTTGTTTTAAATTTGTGTTAACCTGTAACTTCTCACGTTCTAACTGTAGTTTAGCTAAATCAATATCGTCTCTAATCTGATTATTGTTTAAATCCCTATCCATATTTTTAGATTGAGCATTCATTCTAGCTATCTCCAGTTTCGTGCTGTTGTCCTCACTGTTGCGAGCATCTTCTCTATTCTCTTTTTCGATTTCAAATTGCATTTGCTGTTGTTGCTGCTGTTGTTGCATTTGCATTTGTTGTTCTTGCATTTGCGCTTGTTGCTCTTTATTTTCTCTTTCAGCTTTTTGAAGCTTAACTCTAGTGTCGGCAAGAGAGTTTGAGTTATAAATACCAATAACGTCTGATAAAGATATTTGATCATTTTGTAAAGCTGCATGCGTTAATTGTTTTAAGGCGTCTAGTGCCATTGTATCTCTTGCTGAATTAGAAACAAATAATCCATATTCAGAATTAGCAATTTGATCTCCCTGTAAAGAGAAAACTACATTAGCTAATTCATCTGTCATATATTGGAATCTTTTTGTTTTTCCTTTATACAAATCTTTAGACACATTTAATAAAGACTCCATAACTCTAACTTTAGTTTCATTATGGATTTCAAATAATTTTTCAGTGATATGAGATGATTGTACAACAGCTCTTTGTGTATTACCTACAAGCTCAGAGTTTGATATAGCTCCCATTCTTTGTGGAGTTACCCCTGATAAAGTATGTATTTTCTGTTCTACAAAATCTAATAACTGTACGTGTTGTTGTATATGATTACCAGTTTCCATATCTAACACTTTATTCTGTGTAGATATATTACCTGCTAATTTACCAGTGGACTGCCCTTTCTTACCTTCGTTAAATGAATCTACAAAACCAAACTTCATTGATTGTGCATAGTACATCCATTTTTCTACCTCCCATCCGTCAGGAACTAAAGATAAATCTATAAGTGCAATTTTACCTTGGTTAGCCGCAATAGCTAATTCAAGTCTATACCACATTGTTATATACAAATATATCCACGGAACTAATCTGTCCATTAAAGAAACAGATTGTGAATTATTTGAATTATACACCGTACCAACATAACCAGAACTGCATACAGATAAGTTATCCATATGTCTAAATTGATTCGGTCTTGGGCGCATGTGTATGTATATATTTTCTCCAAGCTTTGTACCTTCCCAGTACTCACTTACCCACATATACTCAATTGTTTCTCCTGCCTCCTGGTCTATTTTATAAGACTCAGTTACAATTGTTTCTTGAGCCATACCTAACTCATCTACATAAGATAACTTTCCAATCTTACGCATAGACTTCCAAACTACTTTTGTAACTCTTATATTACCATCTTGATCGTAGTAATTAAATATGTTACCTTCTTCTCCTTCTCTATTTTCAATAAATAATTTTTCTTGAGATGGATAGTTTAATAAGCTATTGCTTTCCATAGAAGCTCTATTTCCTTGCTCTTTTTCTAGCTTATCTATTTGCGCTGAAGTTAAATCTTCATAGTAATTATCAATAATAGTATTTACAGACATCCATGTATCTTCTACAATAATATCTGCATGATCTACTAAATCTGAGTTGTGTGGTAATAAACAATAAAACTCTAAAGGGTTAACATTCCTTACTACAGGCTCATTAGAAATTTCTTCTATACAATAAATTTCTTCTCCCGCAATAAGCGCATCTTCCCATCCTTTGTTAAATTTGCTTTTTAAATTTTGCTGCTTTTCAAAGTATGTAAGTAGTTTGTGAGCTACTGACTCATTCATATCTTGAAAATCGTAATCAAAATATTTTTGAATTCTTTTAAGTTCTTCTGGAATATTTTGTTGGGCTTCAGCCATAAGCTGCTGCATTTGCTCAGGATTAGAAGGTTGCTGCTGCCCTTGCATAAAAGCATCCATAGACTTCTTCATTAATCCTTCAAAATAACCAACCACTGCTTTTTTCTTCTCCTCTTCTTTCTCACCAATAGCTTCTTCGTTTACAGATCTAACTACGTAGCTAAAAGCTCGTTTAGTTTCTTCACCTAAAAGAAGATTAAAAATAGGAGAAGCTACATCATAATACTGTAATGTAGCTGGTAGTTCTGCAGATCCGCCTAATCCTAAAGGATCAGTTACATACTCTAGATCTTTTTTATCAAATTTTCCATTGTAAAGATCATAGTTCCGTTTTTTCTTAAAACGAGAGCTACGTCGTGTGTGATCATAGATGCCTATTAAACCTAAAGCAGACTCTATACATTCTTCTCCCCATTTCTGGGTTTTCTTTCTACGACTTAATTTTTGTCTTGGAAAATCTATATGTGGCATATATAATTATTTTAGGCCATATGAAAACACATGTACTCAACTTTACATGATCCTGTAGCAGTTTTTGCTTGTAATTTAGTGTTATCACCAGAGCAAAACCACATCCACTCTCCAGGAGCTAATCTTGCAATAACTTGGGCGCCATCATCAGCTATGATAATATCTGTAATTGTTCCTTCAGCGGCAGGGCCGCTTGTAGAACCTCCCGATGATGCGCTATGATACGTTGTAGTTGATCCTTCAGGAATATGTCTTCCCCCAGGCTCTGCGTTTTTAATGTACCACCAGCATGCTTTACCTCCGTAAGTTGTTCCTCCAATAGTTGCAGAATTAAGATCTTGATAACTTGTAGTGCATTTTACACTAGTTAAACTTTGATCATTATCTCCAGTTATAGTAACACTAGTTGACGGCATTTCTACCCCTTCGTTACCATCAGGTGCTGACATCCTTAAAGGATAATTAGGCTGAAATAGAGGAGCATCTGTGTCTATCTTAATTCTATAAGTTATCTTTTTTGCCATTATGCATCTTTTTGAAGTAACATATATTCTACGATTGGAGTTGAACTACCAATAACTTCTAAATCTACACTTTGCATATCCGAAATTGGAATAAACAATTGGCCAAAAGAAGGTAAAGTTGCAAACCAATCTCCAGACGCAGAGTCTGTATCATGAGCAGCTCTTAATCCTACTTTAACATACGTAGAATTAGAAGTAGAAACGCTAGTGTTAAATAAATATAAATAAGCTCTATCATTATCACCTGATAAAGCAGCTAAAGCTAAATTGTCTTTAGTGCCTTGCCCTGTTAACCTCATAGAACCAGTTTGCATAACCTTACCATTGTAAGGGCAATCAATAATAGTTCTTTTACGTATAGGAGTGTCTGCACCAAAAATTGCATGTTCTCCTTCACTCTCTAAGGTAAGAGTGGCTCGGAAATTTTTATTTCCATTCCAGTTAGCGTAACTCATAGAATTAGTCTACTTCTAAAATAAGGTATTCACAAAGTGGAGTATTAGCAGATGCTTTTACATGTACAGTTGTATTATCTGCTGATGGAAAGAAACAGAATTCACCTGGAGCTAGATCTGCAAAAATAGCATTACCATCATCTTCAATTATAATTCTATCTGTAGCATCTAAATTTTTAATGTATACATATGCTTTTTTACCCCCACCAGTAGATCCTGATAAAGCTTCTACTACAATTCCCATTCGAGTTGTTGTAGTTTTAACAACGGTAAGACCTTGACGGTTATCACCATCAACTGTTAAAGCTTTACTTACTGTTTTTGATATATTCACACTATCAAATAAATCTGTACTTGATATGCTAAATGTTGCGTTTAAAGTTGCCATATTTTTATTTATTTAAAGATTAACCTGCTGCTTTTTCCATTAAAATATACTCAACT